AGCGCTTGCCAAATTCCATGCTCTCGTCGTACGTGATGTCGCCGATCTCGGAAGTCCACTCGCCGTCGTCCGGGTCCGCATCCAGCGAGATGCCCACCAGTTCATCGGCGCTCGCCATCGGGATGACGGTGGCCCAGCCGGGCTGGCGGAAGAACAGGATGTCGTCCACGGCTTGCAGCAGGCCTGCCACGAACTGCGGCGGGCTTTTCAGGTAGCCGCCCTGCGGGTCGATATCGGCCTGCAAATCGCGCTGTTCGCTGCGCTTCTGGATGCCGCGCACGTTGTCGCCCAGCAAAAAGCCCCGGAAGGCGCGCTGGTATTCAGGCGTGGTGCGCAGGTCGCCAGCGGCTTGCATCTGGCGTACCACCGCGGCGTAGCGCTCGGGCAAACCCGCATCAGTGCGTTGGGTGCTGCGCGCTTCGGGTTCGGTGCGGCTGCCGCTTTCGCTGCCATCGGACTGCTCGAGTTCGTCACTCAGGCTTTCCATGTTGGCGGCGCGCTGGGCGCGGGCCTTCAGGCTGGCGGCTTCGTCCATGAAGGCGTTGTACTGGGTTTCTTCCTCGGCGGTCAGCGCGCGTTTCTGGCTCTCGCCCAGTTCGTGGATGGCGCGCGCATCCGCAATCGCCTTGGCGCGCTTTTGAAGCAAATCACGTTCGTTCATAGCAGACTCCTTATAGATTTTCGGCGGCGAGCAGGTCGAGTTGGCGCTTGCGCCGTGACGCTCCGTCAGCGCGCGGCGCGGGCGGGAGCAGGGTGGACAATTTACCAATCACAGCCTCCACCAGGGCGCGGTCCGTTTCGGCCAACTGACCGGCGTTTGCGCGCAGGATGGCCTGCGATAATGGATCAAGGGAGATGCCCATCGCCCCCAACGCGGCGCGGGCGGAGACATCGGTGGATGGGTAGGCCGGGAAGGTAACCGGGCTGACTTCATACAGCCGCACTTCCACCAGTTCGCGGATCATGGGCTGCCCTTCGGCTTCGATCCAGTTCGTCTGGACGGCGTCGAACATGAACGACATCTGGTTCACGTCGCCGCGTTCGATGGGCGCCATCACCAGGTCGCGCACCAGGGCGGTGTCGGGCGGGAAAACTTCAAAGGCCAGGCCGGTCTCGTCTTCCCACAGGCGCAGCGTATTGCTGCGGTTGCGCCCGATGACGTAGTTCACATCATGCTGCCAGAGCGAGCGGATGTCTTCGGTTTTGATGGTGTTGGCAAACGCCCCGGCGCGGATCTGTTCATACCACTCGAAGTACGAAGTCCCCAGGTTGACGCTGCGCTGCCCAAAGGTGGCGGCGTGCCCGCTGATGCGCGGTTTGCCGTCCTGGGATGCGGCGCGCAGGTCGGTAACGGTGTAATCGCGGGTGATGCGTTCGGTCGAAATGCTGCTTTTATCGAACATGCGTTCTCCTTACGGCGCTTTGGGCGCGGCGTCTGCCCCAATTTTGTCGATGGGCAGCATATTGGACATGATGAAATGCTGGTCGCCGCCCTCGAAGGGGTTGCGGTTCTCGGCTTCCAGGATGTCGTTCGGGCTGTTGACGCCGGTTTGGAAGCCAGCGGTGTAGGCGGCCCAGCGGCTGGCGCTGTCACCGCGCATCAGCGCATCCAGCAAATGCTCCACGAAGATCGAGCCGCGCTCCCCGGGGGCCAGCAGTGTGCGGTTCACTTCCGAGTCCCAGCGCGTGGTGTGCGCCATCAGCGTAAACGTTCTGAACCGCACCGTAAACTGCTCCACGCTGGCGTAGGTGGTGCTCGCGCCGTCTTCGTTCAGCATGTCCAGCGAAATCCCAAAGATGCGCCCGATATTGGCAATGCCCATCTTGGTGGTTTGCAGCCATTGGGCGTCTTCCTGGGTCATGCTCAGTTTCTCCACCGACATGCCGTCTTCCAGGATGGCCACGCGATGGGCCTTTTCCAGCCCCTGGTGCATATCTTCCCAGTCGTTTTGCAGGCGGGTGTATGCGTCATCGTCCAGCGTTACGCCCTGGGGCGTCTTGAGTAAAATACCCGGCTCCGCGCCGTTGGCAAAAAATGTCGCGGCGTGTTTTTCGGTGGCCATGCTCATGCCCAGCGTGTTGCGCGCCAGCCAGGTGGGCGACATGCCCCACAGGCCATTGCTGGTCATCCACTTGATGTGGAACACCCGCTCGGATGCCAGCCGCACTTTGTTGCCGCCCACCGAATCGGGCAGGGTCACGATGTAATATAGTTTCTTGCTGGCCGGGTCCCGATAGAGTTGGGTTTTGTCCGGGTCCAGTGGCCAGAGCGCGTTGATGCCGCCCGCTTTGTTGAACTCGATCTCGGCCAGGCCGTTGCCGCGCGTCAGTTCGTGGGCCGTCAGCAGTTGCCGAAAGGTAAAAGCGGACATCTCCGGGTTGGCGATGTCGTGCAAAATGGGATAAAGGTAATGGTCGGTGGCGCGTTCCTTGCCGCGACTCAGCCGCCTGTACGTGATATACGGCAGGCTGGCGATCACTTCAGACAGGATGCGCACGCAGGCCAGCCAGGCCGTCACCTGCAAGGCGCTATCGGGCGTCACATCCACGCCCGCGTCGGTTTCCCAGCCGCCCCACACGGAATGGCGCAGCGATTCGGGCGGGTCTTGCGACGGATGGAAGCGTTTTTGGCCGATCATGGAGCGCAACATCAGCGGCGTTCCTTTTGCGCCCCGGGCGCGCTGGGCTTATCGATAAACTCGGGCGTTTGGGCAGTGATGACGGCGCCAAACAGCCCGACGGCGCAGAAAAGCCCTCCGCAAACCGTCAGGGCCAGCCCCAGGCTGTGCAACTGCCAGATTCCAGCAAATAACAGCCCGATTCCGCCGTAAAAATGCCCATCCGAGCGGTCAAAATGGGCCAGGAAACGCCCAAAAGACGTGCCCAAACGGGCGGCCAGGGCGGTCAAAAGGGTCAAAAACAGGGGTTGTCTCGCGGAATTTTTGTTCATTCTTGGGTGCGGATTCGGCTCTGGCTGGCGTTGCGTTCCTGGGCGCGGGCGTCGTGGGCGGTCAACATGCCGCTCACCTTGGTCACTTCGGTCGAAATGCTCTTGATTTCATCGGCCAGGCGCGACATGGCGGCGTTATTTTGCTCGCGGATCTCTTTGACCGACTGCAAAAACAATTCGTTCTGGATGCTGATGAAGTCGCGCATCTTGCTTTGCTCTTCCGAGCGCGCCTGGCGTTCGTCCTTGCGTTCCTCGCGGGCATCCTTGCGCTCTTCGCGCATGTACCACAGGAACACGAAGACCAGGATGATGATGGCGCCAATCAGCGGGTACTGCGTCGAAATTTGTGTCAGGCTTGGAGTGGGATCTACCGGCATAACAAAGTTTCTCGATGTTTTCTACAGTCCGCATTCGCGCTCCACAGCCAGGCAACAAAAAACGCCCATCCGTTGCCGTAGCAACGGATGGGCGCTCGTCTCCATCAGGGTGTCCCGGCCAATTTCACCAGGACTGCGTAAGAAGATAAGTTGTTGTCACTATCATAGCACGCGTATTCTAGAAATGTCAATAGGCAATTTTCTATTTTTTCATCCCCAACACGCGCAGGCCATGCTTCGCATACGGTGAGACCTTTTCGGGGTGTCGCAGCGCCAGGTCGAGCGCCATAATCATGGCCACCACGCCATCAATCTTTTCTTTGCTCTTCTCTTTGCTGGGTTTGATGTTCCCGGCGGCGTCCATCTGGGCCACCACGTTGTCCGCCATCCACGTCAGCACCGGGTTATTGCCGTGCCGTATCTTTTGGCTCAGCACCAGGCGCTCCAATTCTTTCATCGGCGGCGACATCGACGCCATCCCCTGCCCAAATTCCACCATTTTCATGCCCTGTTTTTGCAGCACCTGCACCACGCGCGCCGCCCCCCAGCGGTCAAACGCCACCTGCTCGATGTCAAAATCATCCGCATCCTGCTCAATCTGCTGGAAGATATAGTCATAATCGATGGTATTGCCGGGCGTGGTGGCCAAATAACCATCCCTGGCCCACTCATCATAGTGCGTTCCCTCCTGGGTGCGCGGCTCAATGGCATCTTCTGGCAGCCAGAAGCGCGCCACCACATCGAAGTACCCGCCCACCACAGGGAAGACCATCACAAAGGTCGTGATGTCGCTGGTACTGCCTAAGTCCAGCCCGGCATAACAGACGCGCTTCTTCAACGCGCCAGGCAGCTGCAAAGCGGGCATCTCCCCGCCGCACTTGCGCCACGAATCCATGTGCATCCACTTCGTTTCGCCATGCACCCACATATTGAGTTCGCGCCGTTTGAAGTTGTTCTGCGCCGCTGGCATTTTGGCGGCGCGCTCGGCTTTCATGCGCAAATCGTCCCAATATTTCGAGATGCCCAGGTTCGGGTTGGCCTTCACCCAGCACGACTCATCCTGCCAATCGTCGCCTTCGTCGATGGAGTAGATAATCCCCCACCAGGTATCGTCAATAAACGACCCATCCTGCCAGCCTTCCAACACCTTGCGGGTGTATTCGGACTTCTCCCAGCATACGCTTTGCCGGTCCATCCCTGCCGTGGTGACGGCCACCATCAACGGCTGCTCGCGCGAGCCGGTCGCGGTTTCCAAAACATCCCACATTTCACGGCTTTTCCACTGGTGGATCTCATCGGCGACGACTCCGTGAATGTTCAGGCCGTCCGTCGAGTTCGTATCCCCACCCAGCGGCTCATACTTGCAAGCCGTCTGCTCGATGCTCAGGTTGTCCTTGTAAATATGCACATGCCTGCGCAGCAGCACGTTTTTGCGCACCATCCGAATGGCCTCCTGGTGAACGATGCGGCTTTGCTCGCGCTTCGTGCTGGCCGAGTAGACTTCCGCGCCTGGTTCCCCATCCGCGAAGGCCAAATACAATCCCAGCGCCGCGCCGATGGTGCTTTTGCCGTTCTTGCGCCCCACTTCCTGCCACATGGTGCGGAATCGGCGCATCCCGTCAGCGCGCATCCAGCCAAACACGCACCAAATAGCGAATTGTTGCCAGGGTTCCAGCACAATATACTCGCCTTCCCCGCGCGCCCACTTGCCTTTGGAGTGCTTCAACAGGCTGATAAACAGCAAAACCCTTTCGGCCTTTTCCCGGTCGAAATGCAGTCCGCGTGATTTCCCATACACAAGATCGTAGAAATGCCGCTCACAAGCCAGTTTTACCCACTTGCACGCCACGATTTTGCCATCGATCACGTCCCGCGCATACTGCTCTGCCGGGTGTAACACGATCTTCTTGGCGACCATGCTATTTGACCACCTTTGTGCCCTTGCCAAAGAGCAACTCCGACATTTTATCGGCTTCGGTTGGCCCTTCCACCTTCACACGGCTGCGGCTTGAAGGCGTCATCCCAAACTCAGCCGAAATGCGCACATAACGATCCATCGCGCTGTTCTTGATGCCCACCCAGGGATTCTGGTACATCCCGCCCTTGTCCGAGACGATCACCGCCTCCTGCTCTTCGACCTTCGCGCACGCCTGGACATAATCCGCCCACGCCTGGCAATAGGCCACCAGCGCAGCGCGGTCAATGCGCGTCAACACGCCCAGGGCGTGCAGTTCCTTCGTGATGCGGCGCCACTCTTTACGCCCATCTCCCTGCAAATGCTTCGGGCAGGGTGGTATCGCCGATGGCGCTTTCGGCTCTTTTTTGTTGATTGCCCGCTTCCCCGGGTTGCCTTCCAGCTGCTTCACGGCGTTGGGCTTTGGCTTACGTCCACGCATTGCTCACTATCCTTGTTCTGCCGCTTGGAGGCATACCTGCGCGCGAGGTCATCCGCTCTCGGGAGGTCGGTTTTGGCTAGTCCCATCCCAAAATACCCCCCATGCCTAATTTCGCGGGCATACGTAAATGAC